TAACCAATTTTGTGCAGATAAGCCGCAATCGACGCAGCACCACCCACCCCAACAAATTGAGTGTAAACCAAAACTTTTTGGTTCTTTCGCGATTCTAAATATTCCACCAACTTCTTTGCTTTTTCCGTTTCCAGGATTGCCAAGTCCGATTCAAATACTTTTTCAATCAGCAAATTCTGATCGTATTCCTTTGACTTATAGAGCAGTTCAATTTCGCGGGAAGTAACCGCATTGCTTAATTGCCTTGATCGAACTCGGAAAGATCCGGAAACAGAACCAGATGACTTGAACTTGGAAGTATTCCGCGATTTGCGCTGCGAGATTTTCTTTTCCTTTTCTTGCTTGATCTCTTCTGTCCTGGCAATAATGTATCCTTGCAATTGTTCTTCACCCATTGGGATTTTCACAACAAGCGTTTCGAGTGCTTCGGGATATTTGGATTTGTCCACGTCGCCTAAATATTCTGGCTTCATTCGCGATACTAATCCGAACAATCTATTTTGAAAAGCAAATCGATTCTTGATTTTGTTGTCGGCGAAATTTAAAAACAAATCATTGAATTCATCTTCGGTTTCTGGCAATAATGTTTCGCCGGATAAAATGTTCATAATCGGAACCAACTCAAAGGGGCTACTTGCTATAAGCGAACCGGAAAGCATAACAACACGACAGTCGGAACGCATTATCAATTCATAAAGTTGAATCATCGCCTCGGAGCCGTGGGAGATTCTTCTGGCGAACATGTGGGCTTCCTCAATGAATATAATGTATCCATTTAGATTCTTTAATTTATTTGCATTTCTTGCTTTTGCATCAAACTGAAATGGATCGATTTGGTTGTCGGGATCCAGAACACTAATTTGCTTTTCTGTGGTGTGGCTGAACTTAACAAAATTGATCTTGTCCATTTTCAAGGAGTTCTTTGTGAATTGCTCGTATTTCTTTGCACTTTGCTTAAAGTTAGTAAGCAGAGCACGCGGCGCAATAACTAATGCTTTCATGTCGGGATTCTTATTGAGCATCTCAAACATGATGTGGTACGATCCGACCGTTTTACCAAAACCCATATGGTGATATAAAAACAAACCCTTAGAAATGTTCAATTTAAAATATTCGGCAGTAAGGATTTGATAATACTTAAGCGAATCTTTGTATTTATCCGACTGCAATAGTTTAGTTAGTTTGGCAGTTATGTGACTGGGAAAATTAGTGATAGTTCGATCCATCTTATTTATAATTTTGAATTTTAAAATTTAATAATAACTTAAATGGATATTACTAAAGAAAGTTTAAACTATACTGTTTTTAAGAATATCCCGAATTTGGCGAAAGCGAAAAACATTAATTTGCTGGATTACGAACCCAAAGACTTTAAAGAATTTAAGGCAGTCGAGAATTCCAGCGGATTGTTCAATTACAAAGGCGAAATAGGAAATAAGAAGGTTTCAATAATAATGATTTGCCCAACCAGCAAGTATCTGAAAAAAGCAGAATTGAACAATTTAATTAACATAACCAATATGGATCGTTATTACATAATTTTGACTGTACAAAAATCGATCACTATTGATAACTTGGAAAAAGATGTGGTTTTCATCAACGGCAATTATGCTTTGATTCGGGATTATCCGGCATACATGAAATTGCTCGGAATTGAAATCAAAGTGCTGAGCAAAGAAGAAGTGGATTATTTCACGAATCTTTACAAAATACCAGATATTAATTCGCTTCCAAAAATTAAATATACCTGCAACGAATGTTTATATTCAACAGCAGAAGTAGGCGATTTAGTAGAAATAATCCATTCTAGTTATAGCAAATGCGGAGTAACTGGAAGCATAAGATTGGTGGTTCGTTAATCAATTAATTATTTGGAAAGTTTATTTTTTAAAAACTATTAAATGGAAGATATGAAAAACGAATTCAGTTCTATGTTCGAGGGTGGCCATGAACATTCCACTCTGATGAAAGTATTAAAATGGGCGATTATTATTATAGTCATTATTGTTCTGTTGGTACTTCTCTTTTGGGTTATTAAGACTGTTTGGGATAAGGTGGCTAGCGATGATAGCGAATTAGTTGCTGGTCCGGGATATACAGTAAGATCAAAGCTTAATCCAGCATACGCAATGACATACGAATCACCTTTGCCTTTGGATGCGGATAGAAGAACATCCGACTATCCAATTACGCAAGATGCTCCTTCCCGCTTCAATGATTTTATTCGCCATATCGATAATTTAGAAATGTGCGAATGCCGTGGAGATTGCGAATGTTCCGGATTTACTGGAAGTCCAAGCACTCCAGAAATAAGAACCGTAAGTCTGCCTAAACTAGACGAGCAAAGAAGTATTGTGGGCCAAGCTGCAGTTGCTAGAAATATGTTAGGTTGTCAATAATAATATTAACAATATTTTTTTTTGCAGAAAACAGATGTCAGTTTATTCAAAGTCATGTGTAGGATGTTCCGCTTCTACGCCTCGCCCAATGGATAGAACCGTATTCCCTACTCCTGGCAATAATCAAAGAATTCGCAAATACAGAGAAAACATTGCTCACGCCGAAAGAGTGCCACCACCTAGAAGAGTTAGTCAATTCCTTAATGCTGGAACAACTCAATGGGCTGATATGCATTCCCACTATCATCCTGTTTTGTCAGTTCCTGTCCCGGTAAGAAGTGCGCGAGTAAATGATGATCGGATCAATAGCAAGAAAAGCCATGCAGTTAGCTTCAGTTGGTCTTCACCACACCAGAAAATGCTTCGAATCAAAGAAGAAACTCGATTTGCCAGAAATGCAAATTATCAAATGGAAATGATGGCCTCGAAGATTCCTCCTAAAAATATTGTTTATCACGGAAAGAGACCAACACCGGTTTCGTCTTCCAGAAAGCACAACATGTACTTCAATCGCGGAAGTATTTTGAACACAATCAATGATGTGGATTATCATTATTAAATATTCCATTTAATTTTTTTATATTAGAAAATGTTACGAGGCACTTCAGTACATTATACCAAAGATATGGGATACTCCCCCGCCAGAGCTAAGGCAAGAAGTACCAACCGACAACCAATAAGCACTGCACGATTAAGTAATGATTTTTACAGAGCCGAGCAATACAGACAGGTTCATGCTAATCCACGTGAACATATGCAAGTTTACAGCGCCCCTAAAATGGATGCAATCCATAATCCTGATACTCACAGGGTTCAGCGAGCCAATAAAGGAAATTACCAAATCGCCAATAGAATGATCGATGAATACAATATGCTCATCACGGATGCAGTTGACAGCGATTATACTAGACCAAGACCTGGTGAATCGCTTTCATCTCCTCGCATTAAAATGTCCAATGCTATCCAGAGAATTCGCACTCAAGACTTTACTGGCTTTCGCAATGGCTCGAATTACGTAAAGCACAAATACGGAATTGATGAACCCGGATATTATTCCGAAGAAGTGAGGGATCTATTTCCAGAAATGATTGCAAATGTTCCGCAGCCAACCCCGAATAAGGACAATTATCTTGAAGTGCTCACAAAGAAAATGAAAGATTCCGGCGAGTTAGAATGGTACAACACACCAGAATCGCGCTATCGATCTAAGAAGCCAGGAAGGCAAATGCGTCGATTACATTAATATTTTTGATTTAGAATATGGTGTGTAATATGAGTTCTAAAGAAAAAACCCTCGATTTGTATTTGAAATATCAAAGATGTAATTTGCATCCGCAGGGAAGTGAACAATGGCACAAAAATAGAATCAAATCAATTGGGTGTTCTGAACACCGCAAAGCTACTGGAACCAAATCATCTAAAACCCAGCTTGTTAAAAATAAAATCTTTCCATGCAGTTTGAATCATGTTCAAGCAATTCAATGGGGAAATATTATGGAAGACACAACCAAATATTTGTGCGAATTATTTTTGGACGTCAAAATAAATGATTGTCCCGGAAGCATTAAATCCTTGGATAAAGTGGTGACTTGTTCGCCAGATGGATTGGCTGTTTGCAGCTTTCCACATCAACTATCGATGCTTATATTGCATAACATAATTCACAAACCGGAATATCGCGAAATCAAAAAAAGATATCGTGGATACAGCAAAATCGAAGATGGCGAATTCGTTAAAAATGAAATACTTACCTTTACGGTTTTGTTCGAATTCAAGACGCCATTTTCCCGAAAGTTAACCGATGAAATATCCAGTGAAGATTATTCCCGACAAGTCTTGATGGGCTTGGATTGCTTGATTTGCAGTGATGTGGGGATTTTCTATGAGGCGGACATTAAATCCTGTAACTTGGAAGATTTGTGGTTTAGTGAAACATATTATGGTTGCGAAAATAAAGCAATCGGAATTAAATACTTCATCATGCTTTCAGAAAATAATGCAGAAATGACACAAATATCTCGCAATTCCTTATCCCAATTGGGTGAACTTGGAAAAGATTATATCACAGCGGAATCTCCTATTTTCAAAAAACTAAACGGAAAGATTAAGTTGAAATATAATTACACTTGTGCAGTTCCGGAATTGGAAGAGTTGATTGATTTCGAAATCACTCGCGAATCTGTTTTGGAATTCTACAATAAATTTAACAAAATCATGCACGCAAGAGGTGCTGTCTACTTCATGCCTTGGGTTTTGAATCAAGACCAAATGTTCATGTTTCCAAAACACGAAAATCTGGGTAAAAGATGGATCGACGAATGCAGGGAAGTATTGCAAATCGTAGATAAAATTGCGGTGTCGCCTGAAGAAGATCAAAGAGATGCCGTTCAAAACATTGAATTCTCATTATAAATTTCACATATTTTTTTTGAAATATAATCGAATAATTAGCATGAAAGAGTATACATCACTAGCCGATATAAAAAGTGGTTATTTTATAACCCAAAGAGGGCAAACGAGAATCTTCAACGTGTTCAAGACATTCGAGGAATATTTGAATTACAAGAAGAATACTTCCCAACCTGATTTCAATGAATTAATTAAATACAGTGCACCAAGAAAATTCTTTCTAGATATCGATTTAGAGAAAGACGAACCAAGCGATCAATGCCTGGATACTTTCAATAAATACATCCAATGCATCAAATTGACTATTGTGGAAGTTTTTAATAAGAAATTCCACCCCAAATGCATAGACAAAAATGACATTGCAGAAGTTTATTCGCACGGGCATTCGAAAGGCAAATATAAGTATAGTGCCAATTTAATCCTGATGCATTTTGCTATGCCAAATCATGAGACGTTTAGGGAGTTCGGGCTAGAAGTGAGGAAATTATTCTTAAATAGATTCCCCAATACTCCATCGACTTTTATCGATATTCATCCATTCAACTCATCGCAATTTTTTAATCGACTCCCGGGTTGCACGAAATTCAATGGAATGAGATCAGAGGAAAGATACAAAACATGGAAGAGCAATCACGATGAATTGGATTTGATCTTAACCAATGTTGAGAAGATGCGATTTGTGGAATCTGTTTTGTTTGTTGAGAAAGAATTCGAATTCGAACAATCCACCGAATATCCCAAAGAATTGGACGAAATCAAAGATGTATGGAGTAAATCCTTTTGCTTTCGAAATATGGTAAACAACATCGCTGTATTTGATAGGCAAGCCCCTTCAATGTGCGATATTTGCAATCGAATTCATGAAACAGAAAATTCTTTGTATATAATTATTTACGAAGACATGTTCGTTATTCGCTGTAGAAGAAGCGACGAAGAAGAAAGGGAATCCATTTTCATTCCGCGTGATTCGGAAATTGCAGAATTTAATGCTGAAATTGAAGAATTTGCAACAACAAAGAAAGGATTTAAAACAAAAAAGAAAGAATATGACTCCAAAAAACCTTTTCGATCAAAACGGAAATCCTTTGAGAGCAACAAGTTGACTCCGATTAAGAATACAACCAAATGCGATGATCCCGAAATCAATACGGATTTGGCGTTCACGGATAAACCGATCAATTGCGTTAAAGCATACAAGAAAATGGGTAAAACCAAATGTTGCCTGCAATATATCGAGAATAACGAATTCGAATCCATCATTATTGGTAGTTTTCGCAAAACATTCACAACCGAAATGCTTTCTAAGTTTCCTGACTTTGAATCCTACTTGGACATTCAAGGACCGATCACTTCGGAACACAGCAAAATTGTGATTCAAATGGAATCCCTTAATCGCCTAGATATTTCAACACACGATTGTGATTTGCTAATCTTGGATGAAATCGAATCCATCATTTCGCAATTTGGTTCCGGTAATTTCCGGGATTTAAGTGGCTGCGTGGCGGTCTTTCAATCATTGATCAAGCGCGCGAAACGAATTGTAATCATGGATGCGGATTTAAGCGACAGGACTATATTTCTGATGCGTAAAATTCGGGATTACTTTGACGAAGAAGCCAATCTATACATTAACACTTACAATCCATCAAAGGATATACAATTTAATTTTGTAGGTGATTCGGAATGGCTTTATTTCTTAGACCAGAAACTGTCCAAAAACAAGAATGTTGCGATATTCACAAACTCCCTAAAGCAGGGCAAGAAGATCGAGCAATTTGTATTGAAGAGGAAACTATTGTTGCCAAATCAAGTAATTACTTATTCGTCGGAAACACTGGAGTCGATCAAAACAAAACACTTTTCGGATGTAAACAAGTATTGGTCGAAATATAGATTAATTATTTGTACGCCAACCATTTCCGCTGGGGTTTCCTTTGAGGTGCCTCATTTTAATGTTGTAATGGGCTATTTCACCAACATGTCCTGTAATGCGCAGACCTGC